TCGCACCGGCTACGAGTGGCACGGCGATTCTAGCTGGCAACGGCTCAGGCGGTTTCTCGCCGGTCACGGTCGGTACTGGTTTGTCCTACGTCGGCGGCACCTTGTCTGCGCTGGATGCAGGCGGCACGGTGACCAGCGTCACGGCTCAAGGATCGGCTGATATCTCGGTGACTGGCGGACCGATTACCACCAGCGGCACGCTTTATTTCGCGTTGTCGGACACGACAGTTGCGGCTGGCACTTACGGCAGCGCGACTCAGGTCGGGCAGTTCAACGTCGATGCGAAGGGTCGCCTCACGACTGCGGCAAGCATCACGATTGCCATCGCTGCGAGTGAGGTCAGCGGACTAGCAACCGTCGCAACTTCTGGCACCTATGCTGACCTGACCGGAAAGCCTTCACTCGGCACGATCTCCTCGCAGGACAGCAGCAATGTTTCGATCACGGGCGGATCGATCAACGGGACTTCGGTCGGCGCAACGACTGCCAGCACAGGCGCGTTCACTAGTATAACCGCGACCGGCGATGTTGGCTTTGACGGCGGCACGTTTACGTTTAACGAGGCAGGAGCCGACAAGGACTTCCGCTTCGAGGGCGATACGCAGACGCATCTTCTGTTCGGTGACGCCTCAGTCGATCGCATCGGCATTGCTCTGACTGCGCCTGCCGCACGCCTGGACATCTCAGGCAACTACGCGCAGAACGTCGTTGCCGTTCCGTCGCTAGACGTAGACTGTGCGAATGGAAACTACTTCACGAAGACGATTGCGGCAGACTCGACTTTTACCTTCAGCAACGCACCAGCGACCAGAGCATTCGCGTTTACATTGGAACTTACTCACACATCCGGCGCGGTGACTTGGCCTGCTGCGGTCAAGTGGCCTGCGGACACGGCACCAACCTTGACGGCTGGCAAGACTCACATCTTCATTTTCGTGACCGATGATGCCGGCACAACTTGGCGCGGCGCTGCGTTGGTAGACTACGTCAACTAACATGGACCCGACTAGTCAACGACTGATGATGGGGGCGGGTGGTGCGGCTGGTGAACCCGAGTATGAACTCTACACCTTTGGCCTCAACACCAACGGCCAACTCGGCCTAGGAGACCTTACCAGACGTTCATCTCCCGTCCAAGTCGGAGCGTTAACAACGTGGCTAAGCGTTGCAGCGGGAGCCAACCACACCGCAGCGATCAAAAGCGACGGAACGCTGTGGACCTTTGGCCTCAACACCAGCGGCCAACTCGGCCTAGGAGACGTTACCAACCGTTCATCTCCCGTCCAAGTTGGAGCGTTAACAACGTGGCTAAGCGTTGCAGCGGGAGCCAACCACAACGCAGCGATCAAAACCGACGGAACGCTGTGGACCTTTGGCAACAACAACGTCGGCCAACTCGGCCTAGGAGACCGTAGCAACCGTTCATCTCCTGTCCAAGTTGGAGCGTTGACAACATGGTCAAGCGTCTCAGCGGGAAACGCCCACACCGCAGCAATCAAAACCGACGGCACGTTGTGGACCTTTGGCCGCAACCAATTCGGCCAACTCGGCCTAGGAGACGTTAACTACCGTTCATCTCCCGTCCAAGTTGGATCGTTAACAACGTGGCTAAGCGTCGCAGCGGGAAACGTCCACACCGCAGCGATCAAAACCGACGGCACGCTGTGGACTTTTGGCTTCAACGCCTTCGGCCAACTCGGCTTAGGAGACGTTACCAACCGTTCATCTCCCGTCCAAGTCGGAGCGTTAACAACGTGGCTAAGCGTCTCAGCGGGAAACGCCCACACCGCAGCAATCAAAACCGACGGCACGTTGTGGACCTTTGGCCTCAACACCAACGGCCAACTCGGCCTAGGAGACGTTAACTACCGTTCATCTCCCGTCCAAGTTGGATCGTTAACAACGTGGCTAAGCGTCGCAGCGGGATTCTACCACAACGCAGCGATCAAGACTGATGGAACGCTGTGGACCTTTGGCCTCAACACCAACGGCCAACTCGGCCTAGGAGACCTTACCAGACGTTCATCTCCCGTCCAAGTCGGAGCGTTAACAACGTGGCTAAGCGTCGCAGCGGGAGGCGCCCACACCGCAGCCATCACCGAGGAATAATTTGCCAACCCAATCGCTCCACTTGCTTTCCGGCCTGCCGCGTTCTGGATCGACCGTCCTCGCAGCCGTCCTCAATCAAAACCCGAACACCCACGTCTCGACGACCTCGGGACTGGTACACGCGCTGGACGGGCTGGCTAATACATGGCAGAACGCGCCGCTGCTAAACGACAGCGACCCAAAGCGCAAAAAGCTTGAGCACGCGATGCGCGTAGTTGCGACATCGTTTCACGCGCAGGAAACCACCAAGCCAGTTGTCATCGACAAGAGTCGCGGATGGCCCGTTCCGGTGATTATCCGCTCAATGGCTCAGGTGCTCGGTTGTCAGCCTAAAATCATCGCAACAGTCCGCAGCGTGCCTGACTGCGCTGCCTCGTTTGTGCGCGTAGCCAAGCCAGACAACCTTACCGCGTTCGTCGAAAAGGGCGAACTGTTCACGCACTTGAAAGCCGCGTACCAAACGCTTGAGGCCGGATACCGTGCGTTTCCCGAGTGCTTTTTGTTCGTGGAGTATGAGGACTTGCTGGCGAACCCGAAGCGCGAGTTAGACCGCATCCACGCCTTTCTTGACCTACCGCCGTTTGACTACGATCTAGACCACATCGACGGATCGAGCGTAAAGGAAAACGACGAGTTTATCCACGGCTATGCTGGTATGCACGACATCAAGCCGAAACTAGCACGGCAGCACAACCAGTCGGCCAAGGACGTTCTCGGCTACCACTACTCGCAGTTTTGCCATCCTGAGTTTTGGCGCGACAAGCCGACCACGCTGCCGCAGATTGACGACCTCGACCTCCAACTGTCCGCTTCGGTTACAGGCAACTTTGCCGAAGGCCAGCGCATCGCTGACAAGCTGGCCGTCGAACGACCCGACGACTCTCGCGCCGCGTATAATCGCGGATGGTATGAGCTGATGAAGGGCAACATTCAACTCGGATACCGTCTCCAGCAACTGGGCCGACGTGCCAAGATTATTGGTGACGCGCCGCCAAACACGCCGCAGCCGCTCTGGAACGGTCAAGTCGGCACGGTGCTGCTGCGCCTAGAAGGCGGTCTAGGCGATCAGATTCATCAAGCGCGGTACACGGCCAATCTGGTCGAACGCGGCTGCAAGGTGGTGCTATCGTCCAGCGGCAGTCTGTGCGCGTTGCTCAAGGACATTGCTGGCGTGTCTGCCGTCGTCCAGCACGGCGCAGAGTTTGGCGTGTATCACGACTACTGGCTTCCGGCTATGTCGGCGCCGGTTCCGCTCGGGCTAGAGTTAAGCGATATTGTCGGCACACCTTACGTTCCGCGACCCAAGGTTTCCCACAAAGGATTAACGATTGGCCTGCGCTGGTCTGGTAACAAGCAGTTCGAGAGGGAGCATCACAAGCTGTTCCCGCCTGCGCCGTTCTTCGACGCGGTGAAGCGCGACGGCGTGCGGTTCATCTCGCTGCAACGCGACGCCGATCTCGACGCCAAGCCTGACTGGGTCGAGACTGTCCCGCTTGATAGCTGGACGGACACCCAGCGCGCCGTTGCGTCCTGCGATCTCGTCATCAGCTCTTGCACGTCGGTCTCGCATTTGTCTGCCGCAATGGGGGTCAAGACCTGGGTCGTCATCCCAGTCATGGCCTATTACCTCTACGCTTTGCCGGGACCGAAAACGCCTTACTACGACTCGATGATGCTGTTCCGTCAGAGCGTCTTTGGTCAATGGGGCCATCCTATGGAGGAACTGCGCAAAGCCGTCGTTGAATTATGAAATACGCACACACCGAAAACGGACAAGTCATTGACGGTCCACGCTCAGTGCCTAACGGCTGGCGGAACGTGTCTGGACTGTGTTACATGGACGACAAAGGATTGCGCGCGCTAGGCTGGTTGCCTTATGAGACCATCGACAACGGTGGAGAAGTGCTCGACAAGACCATCGTCCAAGTGCTGGCCGACAAGGTAGTAGAAACTCGCGTCTACCGCTACAAGACAGACGCCGAGATCGCTAAGGAGACCAAGGACAAGATCGAGCACGTTAGGCATGACCGCAACAGTCGGCTGACGCAATGCGACTGGACGCAGGTCGACGACACTCCGCTCGACAACGTGGCCAAAGCGAAGTGGGCGGCTTATCGTCAAGCGCTGCGCGACGTACCGGATCAGGCCGGATTCCCGTTCGATGTTAATTGGCCGAGCGTTCCCGTTTAACGCCAGCGCCTTTTTTGATGAGTTGGTTCACGGAACTGCTTTTTAACGCTGGGTCTGGCGGCTTGTTCGGCATGGTCGGCAGCCTCGCGACGACCTGGATGCGACTGCGCGAGAAGAAGCTGGATAACCAGTTCCAGCTGGACCTGATGGACAAGCAGTTTGCCAGCGCCGAGGCAGTCGCTGC